CTTTCGGGTTAGAAGGATATATCTCAACTAGAGCAACGGCTTCTAATGTTTTAACTGATGCTTCTCCAACATCATGTGAAATCTTAATTTACGATAAGAACTGGGAAGGCTCTGATTTTTATAAATTGGTTTCAACGGATATTTATAGAAAAAATTCACCTAAGTTAACTGATGTTGCTACAGTTAATTATGCAGTAGGGGCTGTTATTGCTGGAACACGTGATTTGCTGGTGGCAGCTGACATAATAAATGGTCCTGAATTAGCAAATTGGTTACAACCAAGTATCGAGTATACTTGTGCATTAAATCCGATCCAAAACAATGTCTCTATTTACACATTAGAAGATACAACAAACATTTGTTATCCAATTTGGTTGAGTATAATACCTGATTCTGGAAATGTCTGGCTAAATTTTTATATTGGTGCAATCGTAGCATTTAATGCTACTAATCCTGTCCCTGAATATGATCAAGACAATTGGATAATAGATTATACTCAACAAATGAAGTATGGACCAAAATTTAAGAAGATTTGCAAATTATGTATGAATGATGGGGCCAATAACAATCTATGTAATTCATCAGTACCAGCATTTGAAGCATTCAAAGTAGTCGGAGTACCTATAGCTAATTTCAATCATCCAACAGTTCAGGGTGACTCAGAAGAGTTGACAAAAATGCTAACAATGTTTAGTTCAAAAAAATAAAAAGTGATGCGATAGATAACCTAGAAGAATTGATCTACACTCTAAAATTTGAACAAGCTCGCGATCAGTTGTATGAGTTAACTGCAGAATATAACCACAGACTGAAATATTTGGATACACTAATTTTACCATTATTTAATAGAGCAAAAATAAAAAGAGTCATCAAATCGAAGGAAATGAAAGAAAAGAAAATCAAATTCAAAGTCAAAGATATTTATATTCTTAATAAAGAAATGAAAACAGGGCACCTACCATCTTATCATCTTAGACCAGACAAACGTATTGAGTTAATCAACAATAATCCAGTGTTATCAATAAATTGGGCATTTTACAAAGATTTGTTAAAAAACTTTGGCTACAAGCGAGAAATAAAGAAGTACCAACTCCGTGAACGTTGTTTTGATCAAAATTTACTTAAAGAGCTGAGTACATTCATGTTAGTGCATGGTTTGAAGGGTGATAAAAACTTTCATATATTTGTTGGTATTGAACAACTATACGGTTTCAATGTAGCTTCAACTATGACAGATCAGACTGAAAAGATTAGATTATGGGTAAACAATAAATTTAAACCTACATATAAAGGATCACCCACATTATACCTTGATAAGTTTAGAGACGCAGTACGTAAATGTTTAGATTGGAGAACAGATATTAAAGTGTTAGAACCAGATATTTCTTTGGATCAATTTTGTAATAATATACCGTTAACATCAACTTCAGGCTCGGCTTTTGATCCAGGTGGACCACGCCAGGAAATAATAATAGGCGATGAACAATACAAACCGGGCAACTCAAAGTTTGCAAAAAGCGCAGTCTTAAGTCCTGAAAATAAGAAAAAGAGGATTTTAGAACATGGTATACAAAAGGCTAGGGTCTCAGTAAAAGTTGAAGTCTTGCCGAAATCACGCATTATTGTTTCCTCTGACTATAATATGTTTTTAAGGATGAAGTTTGTTGATTCATGGCTGAGTCAAT